GAGTAATCGGCAATGGGGTGATCACTTCAACGAACTGGTCAATCAATTCGGGAGCAAGACGGGTTCCGTGTACATCGAACTTCTGAAAAAGAGTATATCTCAACAGCCCTGTATTTGATTTCGATACCAAATACAGGGCTGTTTCTTTGATTTTAATACTATATTTTGTACTTTCTTCGAATATCTTGACACCGTACCTTGTGGCTTGTCGCTTATTTGTCGCTTAAATCTGCAATAAGACACTGAAAAATAGCAGAAGAAATTAGAAGATTGCCTGTTGAAAAACGGCGGGTGTATGCTATACTATTATTTGTATTATTGTACCTGAAAGGTAAGGTCAGGCTATGGACAAGTACATTTTGGAACGGGATGGACAGTTAGACTTTTATAAGGTCTTTTTGCCCCGTGTCAATCCCGCTTTAGATATTGATGAAATACTTGCAGACAATAACGATGGGGTTATCAACGGAAACTTGCTTGAATTCAAGTTGCACGTTACCGATTTGAACGCCGTTCTTTTCCAATGTATTAAATACCTGTCTGCCTTGCGCGTCAAAGGCAAGCCCGTTCCGGCGAATATTTTGATTATCGATGTAAACGCCGCCACGCTTTGGCTGTACCGCTCCGCGCCGTATTTGTCGGATATTGAAAAGCTGTATTTCGGCGGCGCATCAAAGGACAATAGTGGATTTATCGGTTGCAACGCTGAAACAGTGTTGCACTTTGATAAACCGCTTGACGTGGAAAGCATTGTTACCCTGCTCAAAGAATGCAACTATACAAAGATACACATTGATGAAAATTGCATTGTTGGGTGGGCTATGTCCTTTTACAAAGCAGTACCAATGGCGCGGAAAGAAGATTTCCTTGGTGATGATACAGGCAAGCACAAAACAATCGGGGAAATTAGAAAACCCGTTCATTTTGAACGGTACATTTACCCTTATACCGGGCAAACAAATGTCAAATTTAATTATTTGATGGATAAGCTAAATGACACGCTTCAGAAAAAGAACTTGGGGGCATTTTACACGCACAAGCTGTATGCCGAAAAGTCCCTTGAATTGGTGCGGGCTGCAATCGCCTGTGTTCCCACCGGAAATGACTATATCATTCTTGACAGGTGCGCCGGAACAGGAAACCTTGAAGCAGGTTTGACAGACGAGGAACTTTCACATTGTGTTGTTTCAACAGTAGAATATTATGAGTACAAGGTACTTCAAGAATTGTTAGGGGCAAAGGTTCGGCACATTATCCCGCCTATTGAAATGACAGACACATTTAACGCCGGGCTAGTTTCGGGCGCAGACGCTTTAAGCAAAGAATATATAGAAAATCCGGTCATAAAGCAATACATTGCCAACCCACAATGCACGATTATATTGTTTGAAAATCCACCGTATGCAGAAACAACTTCTGCCGAACACCAACGACAGGGGCAAAGCAAAAAATCATCTACTTGGAAACAAAGCTATGTAGTAACTGAAATGAAAAAAGAAGTCAAAGGAACAGCGTCCAACGATTTAGGAAACGTTTTCATTTGGTCTGGTTTTAAATATTATTTGCGGCAACCAACAGATAGCTATATAGTGTATTCTCCTGTCAAGTATTGGAAAGCGCAACATTTAATTGACAGGAAATTTGTCAAAGGATTTGCATACAATCGCCGCCATTTTCACACTAATATTGACGCTTGCATTATGTGCGCATATTGGCAAAATATAGCTGACAGCAGAAAGGAAATTGAAATAGCGGCTTATGATATAGACGATAACACAGGCACGTTGGTTTCGTGTGGACTGCTCCCTGTAAAACAGGTCTTTACAACATACAGCAAAATATACTATGACAAACGCCCTATACCAGATGAGCAGCGGACGGGTATTCTTGCAGGGTTAAATGGTCTTGAAAAGGTAGGCGGCAAACAACGAAACAAGCCCGCAACCGCACCCGATATAATGGGATATATGGTAGAATAAATACTAAAATCCCGGAAGTGCTTGATTTTACTGCACTTCCGGGATTTTTTGTTTCTAATTTGTTACTAGTTCAGTCTGAACTTTATTATTTTAGCAGCAAAATTGTTTCCTTCAGCTGTTCCAGCGTCTTGTGATTATAGACACGGTTGCCCACGTCTTTGGACTTGTGACCCATCAAAAGATCAATGCACTTCCGGTTGCCTTTGGCGTTGTCCAGGTTGGTTTCAAAGGTGTGCCGGGCTTCATGCGGGGTCTTGTCAGCATCTATCTTCCCCATGACTTCAGCCCAACACGCATAGTATTTTGACAGCTTGAACTTCTCCCCTTCATAGGTCAGCAGATACTTGTGACCCTGCTGCACCCAGGCTTGGACAAAAGGCAGGATCCGGGGGTGGATCGGGACAATGCGTCCCTTTCCAGCTGCTGTTTTCACACCACCCTGAAAGATCTGCTGTTCCAGATCCACCTGTTCAGTTTCCATGTTCAGAAGTTCAGTCAATCTGAACCCGGTGTAAATGTATACCAGCACCGTGTCAACCCATGGTTCAGACTGGATCTTCCACAGTGCATCAACCTGTTCCGGCGTGAAGGGTGTTCTGTTGGTGTCCGGGACAGGCGGTGCTGAAGTCAGCTGTGAATACATCTTGTTGATGATGTCACATTCAAATGCAAAACTGTCCAGATGACCCCAAAGGGCTTTGATCTGTGCCTGGGTGCTGTACCCACGTCCACAGTTGTCAATGCAGTCCTGCATCTGGTATGCCCGGATGTTCCGGTATTTCATGCCATAGTATTTTTGACAGTGCTTGAACGCTGACTTCAGGGATCCCTGACTGGAATTGCCCAGCTTGGGCAGCTTGATCTTTGCCCAACGCTGATAGAGTTCAACCAGTGTGACCTTGTTTCGGTCAATGTTCCATGGGTTGTCATTATACTGGGCAAGGATGATGTTTGCCTGTTCTTCAGTTTCCGCATAGTCAATAGGAACCTGTTTCCCATGACCTTCTTCATCGTATATTGTGACCTTGACCATCCACGGTCTGGATCTGTTGCCCTTCAGCCTGGTCACACATCCATAGTTATTAGGGTTTCTTTTTCCCATAAACATCCCTTTCCTTGTAAAACCAAGGAAGATGTGATAAAATGGGAGCGCATAGCCCAGATCAACATTCCTTGGTTTGGTTTAGCATCGGACACCGGCAGCTGCAACTGCTGGTGTCCTCTTTTTTTTATGCCTGTTTTGCGGTAACGGTTTGGTTACGGTTAGGATGCACTTACATCCCTTCGGTTACGGTTAGCATACGCTAATTTTGACCATTCCAACCTGATGATTTTTCAGCGGATGACCTTCAGACACCATTCAGGTGCTTCAGGTAACGGTTGGTTACGGTTCGGTAACGGTTGGGTTACGGTTGCGGTAACGGTTGAAAACCTAGTATTCATGCGGTGGTTACGGTTGGTAACGGTTAAATCTTATTTTCTTATTATTTAATATTTTAGTATTTATAGAAAAAAGAAAAATAATAAATATATAGTAATAGAGATTTTAACCGTTACCCGTAACCAACCGTTACCTTGGCGAAAAATCAACAATGATCATGTTGCCTATGCGTGCTTTGATTCTTTTTTCAGAGCATATTTTTCATCTTCAAGCATGACTTCCATTCTGGTGGTGATCTTGGTCTGGTCAATCTGATCCAGCTGAACGAACATCTTCACGGCAGCAAATGCTTCTTTTCCATAGCACTGTTCAAACAGTTCACAGGGTTGTGTCATCTGTGGGACTTCATCAGCCCACCCCATGATGTCACCCGGAACAGTTTGAAGGGCATCAGCAATCTTTTTGATTTTGGATTGTGTCAGTCCTTGAATACCAAGTTCAATCTTATTGATAGATGACTTTGACTTGTAACCAATTTTATGGGCAAGTTCTTCTTGGGACATTCCAAGCTGTTCACGGATCATTTTAATCCTTAGTCCAATCCTTACGTCAGATTCTGTCATTATTATGTTTCCCCTTTCTGTTTGGTTGGGCAATTCTATTATAATGCAGGGTTGAAGAAATATCAACTTTTTTTGATTTTTTCATAAAAAGATATTGACTTTCTATCTACCCAATGGTATTCTATTCATGGTAGATGAATTATCTACCACGGAACAAAGACCAGTTATCCTGAACCACCTGTTGCAGCAGGCAGGATGAACCAAACCAAGGAAAGGGGCTATAACATGGCAAGTTTAAGAAAGATGGTCGGGACGTACCGGGAAGAACTTCGTGATGGCATTGCTGATGTGATCTTCTGGAAGGACGGAAGATCCTGGAACGCTGAAGCGTTCTGGCTGGATGGTGACAAGTTTGAAGTTGAGGATATGGACAGGGTTGAAGAAATCCTGAACATGGATTCTAATGCAGTCATTGTGAATGGCTACTACAACTGTCCGTTCACCAACAGTGATGAAGATGGGAAGCCCAGTGACATCACCTTCATGATGGATTGCATCCGCAAGCGGTATGAAAACGGATCGTGTCTGCTGGTTGACTTCTTTGCTGAACACAAGGCTGAAGAAGTTCAGGATCAGAAGGAAGCAAAGACAATCAAGTTCCAGGTTGGCAAAAAATATCAGTGCTGTGGTCTGTACGGTGGTGAATATGGGATCACTGTGATTGGACGTTCCGGGAATCTGATTCAGTATGTTTTTGATGAAGATACTTCTGATGACAGAAGCGTTCAAACCGGTGAAGTCATCATCCAGAATCATGAAATCATGGATCATGACCTGAATGTGATTGGTCAGGTTCAGGTGGAAAGTCTAGTTGCTTGGGAATATCATTCCCAGTATTCACCTGACAATGAAGCGGATCGTGGTTATTACTTTGCTATGGATCCGGGTGCTTTGTACAGCAAAGAAGAATTGGACACCCTTTGTGAACAGTCAAAAACTGATTCCAAGGTTGAGAACAAGCAGCAGATCTGCAAGGCACTGATCCCGGTGCTTCAGATGACCCGGAACCTGTATGATCTGGTGGATCTGGACTTTGACCCGGTGACTGAACTGGTGACTGCTACATTTTCCAGCGGACACACCAAGCGGGCGAATGTAGCAATGGATTCTGGAACATCCATGATCCGTGACATCATTGGTCAGATCACATGAAAGTGAGGTGATGCAGATGCCCAAGAAGATCCTTGCAGCGTGTATTGATCAGGTGCTTCAGTTTGACAATCAGGCTGAAGTTGATGCCTGGAAGAACACGCTGACCGGTGTGTTCAACATCGAAAGTGTGAGTGTGGAACCGGACGGAACAGTCACTGTCCATGTCAAAAAGGCTTACAATAAAAGCCCGATGTATGTAAAAGTAGAAAAGGAGTGATAACATGACTAATTCTGTACTTCTCAGGCAGAAGATTGATGAATCCGGCTATAAGCTGGCGTTCGTTGCAGCTAAGTGTGGGCTGACCTACTATGGCTTTTTGAAGAAGCTGAACAATGAAACTGAGTTCAAGGCTTCTGAAATGGTCATCCTGAAGGGGCTGCTGGGCTTGTCCGATGAAGAAAGGGACGAGATATTTTTTTACACTGAAAGTAGATAAAATATCTACTTCACAGAAAGGAGAATCAAGGAATGTTTGAGAAAAAGTTGAAAAAGGCTATGCAAGACCTGAACCTGAAACAGTCCCAGGTTGCTGGGATGACCGGCAAGTCTAAGGGTTCGATCAGTCAGTATCTGTCCGGCAAGCAGGTTCCGTCTGAGGACGTACAGCGTGACATTGCAGTGTCACTGGGGCTGGATGCTGACTACTTCACCAAACCGGATGATGACCTTCCTGCTGCTGTCGAACCGGCAGCACGGAAGTCTGGGGTCATCAAGCGGTTGACCGTCAAGGAAGCTGCAACGCTTCTGGGTGTTGACAAGATGACAGTCAGCAAGGGACTTCAGCAGGGGGTGTTCCCCTGGGGCTACGGCATCAAGACCACTGACAAGTCTTGGACGTATATCATCAATGCGGACAGCTTTTCCCGGATTGAGGGGGTGGCAGTATGAACCATGTGTCCATTGACGGCTTTGCCGGTGGTGGCGGTGCATCTGAAGGGTTGCGGATGGCTGGCGTGGAAGTCAGCATTGCAATCAATCATGATCCGGCTGCTATTCGGATGCACACCGTCAACCATCCCAAGACCCTGCACCTAACGGAAGATATTTTCCAGGTGGATCTGTCCAAGTACCTGAAGCCGGATGACGTAGTTGATGTTATGTGGGCAAGCCCAGACTGCACCAGCCACAGCAAGGCAAAGGGTGGACAGCCTAGGGAAGCCGGTTTAAGGATCCTGCCGTGGGCAGTTCACAAACTGTGCAAGCAGATCCTGACAGTGACCGGTCATCTTCCCAAGATGTTGTTCATGGAGAACGTGGAAGAAATTCAGGACTGGGGCGCACTGGATGACAAAGGACATCCGATCCCAGAAAAGAAGGGTGAGGACTACCGGAAGTTCATTCAGGCAATGAAAGACCTGGGATTCACCTTTGACTGTCGGACGCTGGTTGCTGCTGACTACGGCGCACCTACAACCCGGAAACGCTGGTATGCAGTATTCAGAAGTGATGGAAAGCCCATCCGTTTCCCGGTTCAGACACACAACCGGTATGGGACAGATGGGTTGAAGAAGTGGGTTCCGGTTGCTGACAAGCTGGACTTCACGGATCTGGGTTCTTCAATTTTTGAGAGAAAGAAGCCCCTGGCAGAAGCCACGCTGAAGCGCATTGCCAATGGCATTGACAAGTTCATCATCAAGAACCCGGATCCATACATATTGCCTGACAAGGCTGCAATGCCGTTCCTGATCCAGTATCACGGCGAAACCAAGACCGGTGATGCAAGAGGTCAGGCGGTGGATGAACCTATTCAGACCATTGACACGTCCAACCGGTACGCACTTGTGACGCTGTTCATCACCAAGTTCTACAAGACCGGTACAGGGCAGGAAGTCACTGAACCGCTTCACACAATCACCACTTCACCCGGTCACTTCGGTTTGGTGTCTGTGTTCCTGATCAAATACTATGGCACAGGCTGTGGGCAGACGGTGGATGAACCGCTTGCAACCATCACCACCAAGGACAGGTTTGGGATGGTCAGCACTATCATGACCCAGAAGGGTGAACATTATGTGATTGGTGACATCTGGTTCAGGATGCTGAAGCCTGAAGAACTGAAACTTGCACAGGGGTTTCCCAAGGACTATGTGATTGACCATGACGCTGAAGGTCACAGATACCCGGTGAAGGATCAGGTGGCAAAGATCGGGAACAGTGTGGTTCCCATCATGGCAATGAAGATTGCAAAAGCAAATTTGGAAAGTGAGGACTGAACAAATGACTGAAAAAGTTCATGGTTTCAAAGTATTTCAGCCGGACTGGACGTGTAGCCCTTCCGGTGGATTCAAGCAGTATTCCTGCCCTGGTAGGTTCCAGCAGGATGGTGATCTGGATATGTGTGGGAACGGAATGCACTTCTGCTTGAACCTGGCAGACTGCTTCAACTACTATCCGTTCGACCCGGACAACAAGGTTGCAGAAGTTATTGCCCACGGTGAGGTCATCCAGGGTGATGACAAGTGCTGCACCAATGATCTGGAAGTGGTGCGTGAAATCAGCTGGCAGGAAGTGCTGACCCTGGTTAATACCGGAAAAGCCTGTACAGGACGCTGCAACACCGGGGACTGGAACACCGGGGACTGGAACACCGGGGACTGGAACACCGGGGACTGGAACACCGGGAACAGGAACACCGGGGACAGGAACACCGGGAACAGGAACACCGGGGACTGGAACACCGGGGACTGGAACACCGGGGACTGGAACCTTTCTTCTTTTAACACTGGTTGCTTTATGACTGAGGAACAGCCCATCATGATGTTCAACAAACCGTCTGATTGGACGTTCCGCAAGTGGCTTGAATCTGATGCACGATGGCTGCTGAATCACATTCCCAAGAACGTCACCACCTGGGTCTATGCTTGCGACATGACCGATCAGGAAAAGGCAGACCACCCTGAACACAAGACAACCGGTGGCTATCTGAAAACGCTGGATGAAGCGGATGCTGCACAGACCTGGTGGGATGGGTTGGATCAGTGCAAGCGTGACATCATCCAGGATCTGCCCAACTTTGATGCAGACATCTTCTTCAAATGTACCGGCATCAATGTGAAGGGTGAAAATAATGCCTGATCTGAAGTTCATGCCCCATCAGCTGAAGGTGCTGAACACTACTGAACAGTTCAATCATGTTGGGTATTATCTGGACATGGGGCTGGGCAAGACCTTTGTTGGTGCAGAAAAGCTGTGGGAATTGAACAACCCGGTCAACATTGTGGTCTGCCAGAAGTCCAAGGTTGATGACTGGCTGGATCACTTCAGAACCTACTATCCACAGGCAAAGACTTGTGATTTGACCAAGAAGTCAGAATCCATCACCTTCAACAACTTGATTGATGCCCAGGCATTGACCAAGGATGACACCCTGATTGGTGTCATCAACTATGACTTGATCTTCAGGCGTTCTATCTATCAGAAATATTCCGGCTTCACCCTGATGCTGGATGAATCCAGTCTGATCAGCAACGAAAGCACCAGCAGGGCAAAATACATCCTGAAGATGCACCCTGAATCCGTGATCCTGTTGTCAGGCACACCCACTGCTGGAAAGTATGAAAAGCTGTGGTCACAATGTCAGCTGCTGGGCTGGAATATCACAAAGGCTGCTTTCTGGGGGTCTTATGTGCAGACAACCTGGGTGGAAGATGGAACTTTCAAGCGTCAGGTGATCACCGGATACAAGAACGTGGATCACCTGAAGCGGAAACTTGCACAACATGGCTGCATCTTCATGAAAACAGAAGAAGTCATCCAACTACCGGATAAAGTGGAACAGAAGATCTTCATTCCGGCTACAAAGGAATATCGGAAGTTCATGAAGAACAGCTATTTAATGCTGGACACACTGAACCTTCAGGAATTTCATGATGAATCCGATTTTGACGGAAGGGATGTCACCCCCAGGGTGGAACTGGTTGGTGACAACCAGCTGACCAAGCTGCTGTGTGCAAGACAGCTGTGTGGGCAGTATCACAAGGACAAGCTGGATGCTTTCAGGGATCTGATTGAATCTAGTGAAGAAAGGTGGATCGTTTTCTATAACTTCAATGACGAACTGATCAGGCTGAAGAAGATTGCTGAAGCCCTGAACAGACCAACTTCTGAAGTAAACGGTCATGACCGTGATCTGAATGCCTACGAACATAGAAGTGACAGCATCACCTTCATCCAGTATCAGGCGGGTGCAATGGGTGGCAACTACCAGAAATCCTGCCGGATCTGTTATTTTACCCTTCCCCTGGGCAAAGGATCCTGTGACCTGTGGGAACAGTCCAAGAAACGGATTCACCGCATTGGTCAGCAGAACACCTGCTTTTATTATTACCTGCTGGTGAAGGGTAGCATTGAAGAAAGGAACCTTCAGATGTTGAAGGTTGGAAAGGAATTGACAGATGACCTATTCAGAGATCAAACCCATCAGTCAGACTGATGGAAAGCATGTAAAAAAATCCCCTGTCAGCAATAAGCAGCAGCGCATGAATAAGCAGTTCAAGCGGATCATGATGTTTCTTGCAGGTGCTGCTGTGATTGGGTTCTTCCTGGGCTGTATCGTCGCAAGTGCCGTGACAGCTCATATAAACGGCTACAAGGCACTTTCTGATGTGGGTGGAGTTACCAGGCAGAGAGCGAAAACGCCACATACACAGTATATGGGGCGTATGATGACAGGTGTTTTACCAGTGAAATTTCCCTGGACTGGGCACCTGGGGACATGGACTTCAAACCGCTGGACTGTCCGCTGGACAATGACCTTCAGGAATTTACATATTACCTGTGTAAAGGGTACAACATTGACTTCCCCCTGGTCATGGCACTGATGTCCTGTGAAAGCAATTTCACGGCATCCGCTGTCAGCCCCACAAATGACTATGGGCTGATGCAGATCAACCAGGTCAACCACGATGAACTGACCCAGATTTTGGGTGTGACTGACTTTCTGGATCCGTATCAGAACATCCGTGCCGGATGCTTCACCCTTCGCAAGCTGTTTGAAAAGTATCAGGATCCCAACCTGGTGTTGATGGCATACAACTTGGGTGAAACCGGTGCAGCCAACCTGTGGAAACAGGGGGTCTATTCTACCAGCTACACGGACAAGATCATCACACTTCAGAAACAGTATACCCTGGAACTGGGCTGATTATGAGCGAACGGACACCACGGTTCCTGTGGTTGGAAGTGACCAAGGATGAATATGAACTTCCGGTAGCAGTTGCAGATTCAGCAGCAGAGCTGTCAGAGGTTCTAGGACTGAATGCAGATTCCGTGATGTCATCGTATAGCAGAGCGAAACGGAAAGGCTACTGGTGCAAATACAAGAAAGTTCCGTACATGAAAGGTGGTGATGAAGATGGAACGTGAAGAACTGAGCGAGAAAGAACACGCTGCATGGGTCAAAGAGTTTGCAGAAATCGTGGCGGTCAGTGTTGACAAGGTGATTGCCCTTGCAGACAAGTACAATGTTGACCGTGACAACGCTATGGACTACTTTGCAACCAATGTTTCAACCATGACGGAAATCAGCACATTCAAGAACTATGAGGTAAGGCGGTGATCAAATGGCAGCAGAAAAGAACTTTGAAAACCGTGTCAAGAAGTTCCTGGAAGCGCAAGGGTGCTGGTTTCTGAAATACTGGGGCGGTGCAGCCTATACCAAGTCCGGCATCCCGGATCTGCTGGTATGCTGCAACGGCAAGTTCCTGGGTGTGGAACTGAAAGCTGCAAACGGCAGACCTTCAGACCTTCAGCTGTACAATCTACGGAAGATTCGGTCTGCTGGTGGTTTTGGATGTCTGCTGTATCCCAAGCACTTTGCACTGTTCAAGCAGATGGTTGAACAGATTCAGTCCGGCACGGACATCAATGTTGGTGATTATCCATTCTTGACCGAATGGGATCATATAAAAAATTCATGAAAGGAATGAACGGCTATGGCAAAAAAGAAAGAAGATTCAGCTGTTGCAGCAGCTGAACAGGACATCATTCAGAATCCGACTGAACAGAAAAAGTTGGATGCACAGAAGTCTGAACAAGACACTGAACAGACTGAACCTGTAAAGAGTGAAGAACAGAAGCCTGATCCGGCTGATGCTCAGATTGAACTAAACCGTCAGCTGATCACCACGCTTCTGAAGAACACCGGCAGGGATCGCATTGACATCATCATTGAAGAACTGGAGGCAGATGGGTTCTTCACAGCACCGGCATCTGGTGGGCTGCACAGCAATCAGCGTGGTGGACTGGCACAGCATTCCCTGAACGTCCTTCGGATGGCTGAAAAGATCGGTGTCTGCTTGCTGGGCGGTGAAGCCTACAACCGGATTCAGGGTTCTGTCACCATTGTCACCTTGCTGCATGATCTGGGCAAGGTTGGTGACTATGACAAACGGTTCTATGTTCCCAACATGGTGCAGGATGGCAGACCCACCAAGGCTGACCCGGTTCAGAAGTACAAGCAGAGCGAGAAAAAGCCCTGGAAGCGGAACCCGGATCTGACCAATGTTCCGCATGGTGTCAGATCTGCAATCATCGCAGAACGCTACTTTGAACTGACGGAAGAAGAAGAATATGCAATCATCTACCATGATGGTCTGTATGAACCTTCCAACCGTTATGTTATTGAAGGTCATGAAACCCAGTTGCTGCTGATCCTGCACTGGGCAGATATGTGGGCATCCAGAGTGCTGGAAGGTAACACCACCGGCGAAAAAGATGATTAAAGCTATGGTGAAAGAAGGAAAGAACTATACAAGGGAAGAATGGCTTGCTGAAGGTCAGAAGCTGTTCGGTGATGATTATACCAAATACCGCTTCAAATGCCCCAAGTGTGGCAATGTTGCAAGCGGTCAGGACTTTAAGGATGCAGGTCAGAACCCCAATGCAATGTATTGTGAATGTATCGGCAGACATGTTTCTGGCAAGGGCTGTGACTGGGCTGCATACGGTCTGTTTGATATTTGCACAGTGCATGTTGATGGTCAGCCGGTGTTTGAATTTGCACCGGTGGAATAAAGAAAGAGAGGTTAAACAACTATGGCTGAAAAACTGTTGATCATGGGTGAGAGTGGAACCGGAAAGTCCACTTCCCTTCGTAACTGTGACCCCCAGACCACTGCTGTGGTCAATCCGGTTGGCAAACCGCTTCCCTTCAAGGGTTCCAACAAGTTCACCATGTTGGATGGTGAAACGGATGCCCGGAAGATTTGCCGGTGGATGAAGGAACAGGCAGCAGCCGGGAAGAAGCTGCTGGTGGTGGATGACTTTCAGTATATCCTTGCTGTGCCGTACATGAACCGGATCAAAGAATCTGGTTGGGACAAATACAATGACTTCGGTGCAAACTACTTTGACATCATTCAGGTCTGCAATGATCTTCCGGCAGACGTTGTGGTTGCCTACATGACACACTTGGAAACCCTGGAAACCGGTTTGACCACCGTGAAGCTGATCGGCAAGCTGCTTCGTGAGAAGATCACCATTGAAGGTCTGTTCACCGTGGTTCTTCGTACCGGCGTAAGTGAGGGCAAATACTACTTCTTCACCCAGAACAGCGGTAAGGACACGGTGAAGTCTCCCATGGGTATGTTCCCGGCTTATGCCATTGACAATGATCTGGCGTATGTGGTGGACAAGATCCGCAACTACTACGAGATCGGCAGCTTCAAGTCTGACGCTGAAATGGCTGCACAGGACACGGCAGTGTCTGCCAATATCCAGAAGCCTGACAGCAGCACCGGCAGACGTGCTAGAACCGCACGTTCTGCACAGAAGCAGGAAGCACCGGCTGAAAAGGCTGGTGGTGAAACTTTTACGGATCCCCATCAGGATGGGGGTGTGGAAAGCCCACTTCCTTCCCATGCTCAGAGTGTGAACACTTCCTTGACTGCAAGTGGCTGCCCTTCTGATGGGGAACGCAAGACCCATGATGAAGTTCAGGCAGAGAATGACAAGAAGGTTGCAGAGTACATGGAGAAGCAGCAGGAAGCCGTAAATGCCGTTGCTGGTGATCATGATGATGTTCCTTGGGATGAAGCTGTTCAGGCTATGGACAGCGTACCTGCACCCCAGTTGGACAAGGTTCCCCGCCGTACCCGCAGAGAGCGCACCGGCGCAGCACCTGCAACCGCAGAACCCACCGCACAGCCGGAAGCACCGGCAATGAACCAGTCTGAAGCACCTGCACCGGCTGCTGATGGCAGAACCCGCAGAGTCCGCAGAACCCGCAACTGATAAACAATTTTGAAAGGATAATAGGTGAATAACTATGGCTGTTGATTTTAGCGCATTTGATGCAAAGATGGATCCCAATCTTCAGGATGATGTGAAGAACGCAAAGGAATATGAGGATGTGCCCAACGGTGACTACATCGTCAGCGTGGACAAGATGGAAGTCAAGACCACCAAGGCAGGTGACAAGCTGATGTTTGCTGTCCAGATGTCGATCAAGGAAAACAGCGATGGCAGCAAGTCCAACCAGAAGGGGCGCAAGATCTTCTTCAACCGTGTCATTTCCGGCAACCGTGTCAGTGAAAGCTGGAATGACGGCAAGGCTATCAAGTCGGTCATCACCTGGCTGAACAAGTTGGAAACGGATCTGATCCCTGAGTTCGTGAACTATTCCGACTTTGCAGAACTGGTTCTGGACATCTTCCAGGAGATCCAGGGCAAGGTTGAACTGGATGTCACCTACAAGGCATCTGACTTCAATCCGGTCAGCATCAATGAGGTCTACGACATCTAAGAAATAAATAGGCAGCGGTCAGATGGTCAAGCTGTCTGACCGCTGTTTTTTTAGAATGAACAGAAAGGACGGTGAACTGAATGATCTTCTATGACTTTGAGGTGTTCGCCCAAGACTGGCTTGCTGTGTTCATTGACATGACCCAGAAAAAGACACATGTGGTCATCAATAACCCTGATAAGCTGAAAGCCTTATATGAAGCCAACAGGAATGAAGTCTGGTGTGGGTTTAACAACAAGCACTATGACCAGTACATCATGAAGGGCATCCTGTTGGGCATGGATCCCAAGAAGATCAATGACTATATCATTGTTCAGGGTGGTGAGGGCTGGCAGTTCAGCAACGCATTCAACCAGATCCCCATGATCAATTATGATGTCATGCCCAACCCACCTATTGGTTTGAAAACCCTGGAAGGGTTCCTTGGCTCCAACATCAAGGAAACGGAAGTGGACTTCAACATTGACCGCAAGCTGACCCAGGAAGAACTTCAGCAGACGGTGTTCTATTGCACACACGATGTTGAAGAAACCATCAAGGTGTTCCTGGAAAAGATTGATGACTTCAATGCAATGTATGGCATCATCCGGGCATTCCCGGACATGGTGAGCCTGTCCAACATCGGGGATTCTTCAGCCCGGATCACTGCAAAGGTGCTGGGGTGCAGCAAACATGACTGGGATGATGAATTTGCCTATTACTTCCTGCCGTGCCTGAAGATCAAGAAATACAAGTACGTCATGGACTGGTTTGCATCCGCTGTCAGGGACTGCACCAGGGAAATGCAGCAGAAGTTCAATGACCCTAAGACCAAGCCGGGTGAACGGTTCAAGTATGACGTTCATGACCTGTATTGGTGGTCAAAGTTCTTTTATTCCAGGTCACTGGAAACCGTGGTTGCAGGGGTTCCCCACACCTTTGGTTTTGGTGGTCTGCATGGTGCGCCTGTGGAACCGGTACACCAGAAGGGGCAGATCCTTCATGTTGACGTAAACAACTATTATCCGTCCATGCTGATTGCTTGGGATCTGGTTACACGGTCTGCATCCAATGACAACTACACCAAGGTTTACATGACCCGAAAGCAGTTGAAGCTGAAGCAACAAGCAGCAGCCAAGGCTGGTGACAAGAAACTTGCCAAGGAATATAAAAAGCAACAGCTGCCATATAAAAAGATGCTGAATGCCCTGTCCGGTGCTATGAAGGACAAGACCAACCCGGCGTATGACCCACGGAACAACAATATCATGTGTGTCAATGGTCAGTTGATGCTGCTGGATCTGATTGAACACTTGGAAGTCATCCCTGGGTTCCAGCTGATCCAGTCAAACACGGATGGTCTGATCATCTGGATCCCGGACACGGATGAAGCGTTCCAGATGGTGGATGACATCTGCTATGAATGGGAAAGCCGGTGCAGCACTGCCAAGTGTGAAATCCTGCTTGCCCTGGACAATATCAGTGAGATCTACCAGAAGGATGTCAACAACTATCTGTGGGTTGATATGGATGGTGGTGTTGAGCGGATCGGTGCATACCTGAAGGAACTGTCTAAGGTGGACAATGACCTTCCGATTCTGAATAAGGCACTGGTGGACTTCATGGTCAAGGGTGTTCCGGTGGAACAGACCATCAACCAGTGTGATGACCTGATCATGTTCCAGAAGATCGTGAAGCTGTCCAGCAAATACAAGTGGGTGGAACACGAATGTGGACAGGGACAGGTCATCAAGTCCACCAGACACCGGGACGGATCTGTTACAGAGGTCTGGACGTACCCGGACAGTGAACGGTTCACCTACAAGTCTTACAGGGTCTTTGCATCCAGAGCATCCACGGACGGCAGACTGATGAAGTTTGGTGGAAGCCGTGGCAAGGGTGAAAAGTTCGGTGGAACCCCTGACCACTGCTTCATCTGGAATGATTCTGTGGACAGCATGGGTGTGCCGGATAAACTTGACCGTGCATGGTATATCACAGAAGCGAAAAAAAGGCTTGAATCCTTCGGTATGAAGGTATAGCCGGAAAGGATGAAAACATGGAACAGGAAAAAGAAATCAATATCACCTGGGGGTATGCGGTGGGTGGTGGCTGTCAAGGTCAGATGCACGTTCTGTTAGAACCCCTTCTGCTGGGTCAGGGCAGGGGCATCATGAGGACAAGAAAACTGATCAAGTGCATCCGGGAAAGTCATCAGCCTGAACAGGTTGAACGGATTCAGCAGTTCATTGAACAGTTCAATCAAGACTATGAACCATCTGTTCATGCGTCCCTGGAACTGATCAGAAGTCTGGAAGGTAAAATCTGCAAGGCACAGATCAGCCTGAATAGGTACAAGGCAGACCGTGACCGGCTGAAGAAGTTCATCACCTTTGGTGAACTGAATCCAGACTGGGAACGGATGAATTACCGGGTAAAGGATGGCAAGGAAGATCTGAAGGAACTGGAAGCAATGAAACGGTCAGAAATATCAAAGAACAACAAGCGCATGAAGGACAAGGTTTTTCTGAATCAGGTGCTTGAATTATTGAGGTAAGGGGGGGGCTGTCATGCTTTACAAGGGATATGTTGAAACCAAGGGCAAAGCCAGCATTGAAAAACTGAAGAACAGAACCACCTGGAAAACCCTTGATGAAGTCAAAGACCGTCCCGGTTATGGTGGTGTGCTTGCCAATGACACCATCTTGGTGGATCTGGATGACGGTGATCAAGCTGAAGTCCTGATGAACATTGTGGAAGCCCTTCAGCTGAACTGCAAGGTGGTACAGACATCCAGGGGAAAGCACTTCCTGTTCAAGAATCACACAGTTGACCGGAACCGGACACACGTTCCGCTTGCTGTTGGCTTGACTGCTGACATCAAGGTTGGATCTAAGCTGTCTTATGAAGTTCTGAAGGTCAACGGTGAAGAACGGTTTGTAGAATGGGATGTTGAGCCTGGGGAAAAGTATGATGAACTTCCAAAGTGGTTGCAACCGGTCAGGGCAGCAGCTGACTTCCTGGACATGTCTGCCGGTGATGGCAGGAATCAGGCACTGTTCAACTACATCCTGACATTACAGGCAAATGACTTCAGCGTGGATGATTGCCGGGAATGTATCAGAATCCTGAACCAGTATGTCATGAAGGATCCGCTGGATGCAGCAGAACTGGAAGTCATTCTGAGGGATGAAGCATTTCAGAAGCCTGTGTTCTTCCTTGGGTCAACATTCCTGTTTGATAAGTTTGCAACCTACCTGAAGAACAACAGTCATGTGGTGAAGATTAACAGTCAGCTGCACATCTATCAAGATGGTATCTACATCAACGGCTATAAGCACATTGAACAGACCATGATTGACATGATCCCGAACCTGAAGAAAACACAGCGCAGGGAAGTTCTTGACTACATGGAACTGATTGCAGAGGAAGTCACCCCATCTGATGCCCGGTATATTGCTTTTAAGAACGGTATCTATGACCTGGTGACGGATACGCTGCTTCCGTACAGCCCGGAATATGTGATCACCAACCGGATCCCCTGGGACTACATACCGGATGCACAGTCTGAACTTGCTGAACGCACACTGAACAAACTTGCCTGTGATGATCCGTCCATTGTGGCACTGCTTCAGGAATGTATTGGTTACTGCTTCTATCGCAGAAATGAGCTAGGCAAGGCTTTTATCCTGACCGGTGACAAGTCAAACGGCAAGTCCACCTTCCTGGATGTCATCAAGTACATGCTGGGTGACGAAAATATCAGCGCACTGGATCTGAAGGAACTGGGTGACAGGTTCAGTACGTCAATGATGTTTGGTAAACTGGCAAACCTGGGTGATGATATTGGTGATGATTTTTTGTCAGGAACACAAGTGTCCACATTCAAGAAGATCGTCACCGGCAACCGTATTAAGGCAGAACGGAAGGGGCAAGATCCTTTTGAGTTCAACCCCTACATCAAGATGTTGTTCAGTGCAAATGACATCCCCCGCATGAAGGACAAGACCGGTGCTGTTCTCCGGCGTTTGGTCATCATCCCATTCAATGCAACCTTTACGGTGAATGACCCAGACTTTGACCCCTATATCAAGTACAAGCTGGTGGAACAGGGATCCATTGAATACCTGATCCGGGTGGGCATTGAAGGACTTCGGCGTGTCATCCAACAGAACCACTTCACCCAGTCTGAACGTGTTGACCGTGAGATCAAAGAGTATGAGGAAGAAAACAACCCCATTGCTGGCTTCATTGAAGATCAGGGTCTGGACATGATTGAAAATCAGCTGACAGCTGATGTCTATAAGCGTTACCAGGTGTTCTGTGCTGATAATTCCCTGACCCCCATGTCTAACATTGTGTTCAGCAAGCAGATCAATAAGCGGTTGGGGCTTACAGTAAAGCAACGAAAGATCAGCGGTCAGGTCAAAAAACTGTTCATTCGTGAATAATTTTTTTGACCTGATGGTAGATAAATTATCAACATCCCATTGTGGAAAATGTGGAAAAGTAGAAAGGAAGGTGACTGATGTGGTCAAAGACCCTAGAAAGAATGCTGAAGGGTATGCTGATCTGACTGCCTACAACGGCATGAAGAAGGTTGTCAGGGAAGAAGATGACGCTGACAAGCGGGCGTTTGAACTGGTTGGTGTGCTGAAGTTCATCATCCGGGCAGCTGGTTTTGAATTGACTGAACGGATTCAGCTGAAGGACAAGCGCACCGGGCGGGTGTACAGATGATACACCTTCAGAAGATGCTGAACCGGTGCTTCCGCACCAAGGCGAACCAATATGTCAGATGCCGTGGGTGGAAGTTCCGGCTTTATATGTGGTTGATCCGTCTGACGGATGAAAGGATCTGAATTATGGCTGATATTAAGAATGTGACCGACTATCTGACCCCTGTTGAACTGCTGGCACAGCTGGCAGAAGAAGGTGCTGAACTGGCACAGGCTGCACTAAAGTTGCGCCGTGCCTATGATGGTACGAACCCGACACCCAAAACCGTGGGTGAATGCCTGGACAACCTTCAGGAAGAAGTTGCAGATGTGCTGCTGTCCCTTCGCATTTACTGTGAAGCGGATCACATTGATTTTGAGGACTTTCTTGACGGAATGGATGAAATCATGATCAAGAAAAGTGATCGTTGGGTGGAACGGTTGCAGAAAGCCCATCCCCAGGAAGGTGGGGCAGATGGTAAAACCTGAAATGCTGCAAGATGACTTCATGGGTGACTTTTATCTGGGCTGTCCCAGATGCCGGGAAATGATCCATTTTCCCATGTGCAGGAATCCCATGAAATACAGACCGGCAAAGTGTTCACAGTGCGGTGAACTTTTTGACTGGTCAGACTATGAGAAAGGAAGGATAGAAAAATGATCAATGATCAGAAAATCATTATGGCAACCAAGATCTATCTGAAGTCCTATGAACAGGTGCTGAAGGAATTTCATGACCCGACTTTTGCAACCCAGGTTGCAACGGTGGTCACTATGGTGCTGGTGAAGGAAGAAAGCATTCAGCCTGTGCAGAATCCGCTGTTTGCCCTGTCCATGCTGCTTCAGAATGCAGCATCCACAAAGAAGCAGGATAAGAAGGACACCAAGAAGCCTGACCAGGCTGCTGATCAGAAAGATGGTGAAACCCATGATTGACCGGAAGGAACTTGACCGGATGGAAGATGAAGCACAAGCTGAGTGGTGCAGGAACTGGGCATTGGAACATCAGCGGAAGTGGCTTCTGAAGCAGGAACGGAAGAACAGAAGGATCCAGCGTCTGAAGAACTGCAAGGTTTGCTTGAAGTTTGCCCTTCATGAACTGTGGTCAGCACTGAAAGGACGGTGAACTGGATGAACACGGAATTGATGTTCAGCAGCGTCACAGATCAATGGGCAACACCACAGGGATTCTTTGACCAGCTGAACAAAGAATTTCACTTCACGCTGGATCCGTGCGCTGATGCCCAGAACCACAAGTGTGATCGGTATTGCACCAAGGAACAGGATGGACTGATTCAGTCCTGGGAAGGTGAACGTGTTTTCTGCAATCCACCCTATGGGCGTTGCATTGGTGATTGGGTGCATAAAGCATTTGATTCAGTTGCACACACACACACTGGTTGTCATGCTTATTCCAGCACGGACAGACACCAGATGGTTTCATGACTACATCTACCAGAAGCATGAAGTCCGCTTCATTCGTGGTCGGTTGAAGTTTGGTGATTCCAAAAATCCTGCACCATTTCCATCCATGGTTGTGGTGTTCAGGTCAAAACCGGACACCAGTGATGCAGATTAGTGGTTGTTGGTGGAATGGTAACGGTTGGTAACACTTGGGTAACGGTTAAAGGTAACGGTTAAAATCCTGATGAATCCTAAAGGTAACGGTTGGTAACGGTTAAATTCAATTTCTTTTATAAATATATTTTTATATATCTAAATAAGTAGAAAAAAGAAAATATATAGTAATAGAGTGCCAAGCGTTACCGTTACCAAGTGTTACCTGATGAAAAAAGTCAGCATGAATCAAGGATTTTTAGGGTAACGGATGATTCTGTTGAACTGTTACCTATCCGATACCTAAACCGTTACCTTATAACAATTTTAGAATGAGGTGATAGCAGATGAAAGCTAAAGAGTATTTGCAGCAGCTGAAGCTGCTTGATGTGAAGATTGACCAGAAGCTGAAGCAAGTGGGGGATCTTCGGCAAATGGCACAGGCAACAGGTGCTTTAGATTATTCCAAGGACAGGGTGCAGACTTCTGCTTCCGGGGATTCCCTGTCCAATGCCGTGATCAGGTATCTGTCACTTGAAGAAGAAGTTGACCGGCAGATTGACCAGTTCGTTGACCTGAAGAACCAGATCATCAATCAGATCCAGACACTGAAGGATGTGAATTATGTTCAGGTTCTGTTCAAACGGTATGTTGAATATAAGGGTTTAGAGGTCATAGCCGTTGAAATGGGCTATACATACCCTTATGTTCGTGCGCTGCACGGTCACGCATTGCAGGACTTTGAAAGAACATACACAATCTTACAATGACCTGTGCTATAATAGTATCGTGAAAAATTTGATATGACATTTCCGTGTCCCTGAAAGGTTCCTACTCCGATCTTTCAGGGACTTTTTGTTGTGAATTTCTGAAAGGATGTGAATTTCTTGCCAAGGGCAAAGAATGCAAAAGCAGAAGTTGCCCGGAAGCTATATGAACAAGGGATTCTGCTGAAGGATATTGCAGAACAGCTTGATGTACCGGAAGGCACAGTCCGCAGCTGGAAAAAAAGATATGACTGGGACAATGCAACGTTGCAAAAACCTAAATGCAACGTTGCAAAAGAATCTGCACGAAAGAAAAAGGTTCAACAGGCTGTTGTAGCTGACACCACTTCTGTGACAGAAAACCCGGACTTGACTGATAAACAGCGGTTATTCTGTTTGTACTATGTACGCTGCTTCAATGCAACCAAGGCATATCAAAAAGCCTACGGTTGTAGCTATGAAGCAGCTGTAAAAAGCGGTTCCAGGATGTTGACATTTGTTGATATAAGAACTGAAATCCAGAGTTTGAAGCAGTCCAGGCTGAACCGTGAACTGCTGGATGAACATGACATCTTTCAGAAATACATGGACATTGCCTTTGCTGACATCACTGACTTTGTGCAGTTCGGTCAGGAAGAAGAATATGTCATCGGTCAGTTCGGTCTGGTTCAGGTTGAAGATCCTGTCACTGGAAAGAAAGCACCCCTGAAGCAGAAGGTCAACACCGTCCGCTTCAAGGAATCTGACAGCATTGATGGAACACTGATCACTGAGGTCAAGAACGGAAAGAACGGTGCATCCATCAAGCTGGCAGACAGAATGAAAGCCCTTGAATGGCTGGCTGAACACATGGACATTGCCACAGAGGAACAGAAAGCCCGGATAGCTGTTCTGAAGATGAAGTCTGCCGGTGATGAACCGGAAGATGTTGATACTTCCTATGTGGATGCCCTGAAAGACCTGGCTGCAAAGGTGTGGACGAATGAGGAAGAAAAGGACTAAACCGTTCAAGTTCATTCCACCATCAAGAAAGCAGCTGATGGTGCAGACGTGGTGGTTGGCTGAAAAAGTCCGGGATTATGACGGCATCATTGCTGATGGTGCTATCCGTTCAGGCAAAACCATGTGCATGTCCATGACCTACATCACCTGGTCAATGGAAAACTTTGACGGTGAAAACTTCATCATTGCTGGCAAGACGGTTGGATCTTGCAGAAGAAACGTGATCACCCCGCTGAAGAAGATGATTGCATCTTTGGGCTATGTGGTGGAAGATCACCGGTCTGACAATTATCTGACCATCCGCAAGAACGGCAAGGAAAACTATTATTACGTTTTCGGTGGCAAGGATGAAGCATCACAGGATCTTGTCCAGGGTATCACAGCAGCTGGTGCTTTCTTTGATGAAGTTGCCCTGATGCCTGAATCCTTTGTGAACCAGGCAACCGGACGCTGTTCTGTGGACGGTTCAAAGTTCTGGTTCAACTGCAACCCTGAATCACCATACCACTGGTTCAAACTGAACTGGTTGGACAAGGCTGATGAAAAGAACCTGCTGCACCTGCACTTCACCATGGATGACAACCCTTCTTTGTCTGAGAAGATCAAGAACCGATACCGCAGCATGTACAGCGGTGTGTTCTTCAAGCGTTACATCCTGGGTCTGTGGGTCATGGCTGAAGGTGTCATCTATGACATGTTCGATCTGGACAAGCATGTTGTGGATCCGGCTGACATACCGGCGATTCAGACCAATTCCTACTATGTTTCCTGTGACTACGGCACACAGAACGCCACAGTCTTTCATCTGTGGGGGAAGGGAATTGATGGTGTGTGGTACTGCATCCGGGAATATTACTATTCCGGCAGGGATGCAGCTGTTCAGAAAACAGATACAGAATATGCAGACGATCTGGAAAAGTGGCTGGATGGTATCAAACCGCAGAAGATTGTGGTTGACCCTTCGGCTGCTTCTTTTATTGCTGAACTGAAGAAGCGCAAGTTCAGCATCAAGAAAGCAAAGAATGATGTGCTGGATGGCATTCGGTTCTTTGCATCCTTGTTGATGAACTGTTCAGTGAAGTTCAGTTCTGAATGCAAGATGACCCTTCGGGAATTTTCGTCCTATGTCTGGGATGCAAAAGCATCTGAGCATGGAGAGGACAAACCGGTCAAGGTGTTTGACCACGCAATGGACAGTATCAGATACTTTGGCTATACGATTATCAGAAAGCCGAACGGCTTGTCTGTCATGAAGTAGGTGATTGATTATGGATTTAGAAAACGTGAAAAAGGTCATCAGTGCTTATGCAGATGTACATGCCGTGTACCTGAAGGAAGCAATGACGGCTGAAAGATACTACAAGAACGAAACGGACATCATGTTTGAACCCAAGAAGTCCAGGGAAAAGGCTGAAATGGATGCCAGCGGTGAACTTGTCACCCATGACATTGCTTCCCCCATGCGGAACGCTGACAACCGGATCCCCTTCAATTTTCATGGTCTGCTGGTCAATCAGAAAGCATCCTACATGTTCACGGTTCCCCCGATGATTGACATTGGATCTGATGCTTCCAACAAGGCACTGAATGCGTTCCTGGGTGACAAATACCCCAAGGTGTGCAAAGACCTGTGTGTGGAAGCGTCCAACAAGAAAACCGGCTGGATCCATGTGTGGAAATCTGCTGATGATGGTGCAATCCATTATGCGGTTGTTCCGTCTGAACAGATTCAGCCCATCTGGTCAAAGTCCCTTGACCGGAAGCTGATGGGTGTTCTTCGGATCTATCATGACATTGATGATGAAGGATCTGAATTTGATGTCTATGAACTGTGGAATGACAAAGAGTGTGAAACCTACAAGGTTCCTGCCGGACGGACTGTCATGGACGGTCTGGAACCTTACTGCAACTTCATCCTGGTGGAAGGTGGGAAGTCCACGCAAGTAAACACCTATCAGCACGGTATGGGTGAAGTTCCGTTCTTCGCATTCGACAACAACAACGTCCACACGGATGACCTGAAGAACATCAAACCCCTGATTGATGTCTACTGCAAGGTGTTCAGTGGTTTTGTCAATGATCTGGAAGATATTCAGGAAGTGATCTTCGTGCTGACCAACTATGGCGGTGCAGATTTGAATGAATTTCTGTCTGATCTGAAGTATTACAAGACCATCAAGGTGGAAAACGATGGGGACGGTGATAAGTCCGGTGTTTCCACCCTGACTATTGACCTGCCTGTTGAAGCCAGGGAAAAACTTCTGACCATCACCCGGAAGTGCATTTTTGAACAGGGCATGGGCATTGACCCGGATCCCCAGAACTTTGGCAATTCTTCTGGTGTGGCACTGAAGTTCCTGTATTCGTTGCTGGAACTGAAGTCCGGTCTGATGGAAACAGAGTTCAAACCGTCCTTTGGTCGGTTCATCCGGTGTGTCTGCCGGGTGTTGGGGATCACCATCAAGGATGACGTGGTTCTTCAGACCTGGATCAGAACCATGGTGCAGAATGATCAGGAAATGTCCCAGATTGCACAGCAGTCCACCGGCATCATCAGTCAGGAAACCATTGTCCGCAATCATCCGTGGGTTGAGAATGTCCAGGATGAACTTGACAAGCTGAAGGAAGAAAAGGCTGCTGCACAGGCTGAACAGAAACAGCTTTATGATCCGTTTGGGAATCAGCAGCTGAAGCAGAAACAGGATCCTGATGACCCGGATGATCCTGGTGCTGACCCCAAGAAGGTTGACAGCTGATGAAAACCACTGAATACTGGGCAAAACGGTTCAATCTGCTGGAACAGTCACAGCATGACCGGGGTGCAGCAGCTTTTTCAGAGATTGACCGAAAATATAGGACAGCAGAAAGGGAGATTGAACGGAAGATTGCTGTGTGGTATCAGCGTTTCGCTGACAACAACGGCATCACCCTTCAGGAAGCCCAGAAATGGCTGTCCGGGAAAGATTTGGAAGAATTTAAGTGGGATGTGAACCAATACATCCGCTATGGTCAGGAAAACGCAGTCAATGGAACCTGGGTGAAACAGTTGGAAAACGCTTCAGCCAGGTTCCATATCAGCCGGTTGGAAGCCCTGAAGATCCAGTGCCAGCAAGACATTGAAGTCCTGTTTGGTGGTCAGAAGGATGTCTTTGATCAGGCAATGTCCGATGTGTACAGATCTGCATACTACCGCACCGCCTTTGAGATTCACAGAGGTGTGGGCATTGGCTGGGATTTTGCCACGCTGGACAGCAAGACCATCAGCAAGATCATCAATAAGCCGTGGGCTGTGGATGGTACAAACTTTTCTGACCGTATATGGTCGGACAAGCAGAAACTGCTGTCTGAACTGGACAGCACCCTGACGCAGAACATTGTACTGGGTCAGGATCCACAGAAAGCCATTAACACTATTTCCCACCGTCTGGGCGTATCAAAAGCCAATGCAGGACGGTTGGTCATGACGGAAGAAGCCTATTTTGCTTCTGAAGCCCAGAATGACTGCTTCAAGGAACTGGATGTTGAACAATATGAAATTGTGGCAACGCTGGACAGCAGGACTTCTGAGATCTGCCGGATGATGGACGGAAAGGTGTTCAAGATGTCTGAATGGAAGGTTGGTGTTACAGCACCGCCTTTCCACCCTTGGTGCAGAACCACAACCGTCCCCCATTTCGATGATGAATTTGACGTGGGTGAACGTGCTGCAAGGGGTGCAGATGGGAAAACCTACTATGTACCAGCCAACATGAAATATGCTGACTGGGAAAAAGCCTTTGTTCAGGGAAATAAAACAGAGATTGAACCAGTTCAGCCTGTTCAAGACCCGGTGCAAAGTGGTACAATGAAGGTACAGGACAGAAGCAAGGCACAACCAGCTTCTGATCCGGCAGTTCAGAAGATCCTGGACAGATACCCGGTCATTGAAGGTGTTCATTCTGCACTGGATGACATTAAGGCAACCAACCCCAAGTATGCTGAATCCAGACAGAAGCGTGACACCTACTACACCCACAACTGTCAGCGGTGTGTCAATGCCTATGAAGCCAGAAGAAGGGGTTATGATGTCACAGCCCATGCACGGCTGCTGAGGAATGACACCTTGCCCTACATGATGAATGATCGTGGTTGGGCGAATGTCTATGTCAATGGTCGGGATTCACTGGTTCAGTGCTTCAGCAGAACAGCTGAAGGTGTCCAGAACAAGGTCATCAGTCAGATGCAGTCCTGGGGTGACGGTGCAAGAGCCATTGTTAGAGTACAATGGAGAGGTGGCGCAGGTGGTCATGTTTTCATAGCTGAAAACCATGCCGGTGACATCGTGTTCATGGATCCCCAGAGTGGTGCAGCGGACGTGGGATATTATTTCCAGTCCGCAAAGGTCAACCAGACGCACCTGTTGCGTATTGATGACAAGGAATTTTCTGATCTGATTCAGGATTGTTGTGACTATGAACTTCCCAAGTGAAAGGGGTGAACAGAATGATTACTTTTGAAAAGGCAATGGACATGGTTGAACTGGAACTGAAGGATTCCGGTCTGGAAATCGGGAACGTGCTGGATGATGGTGAATACTTTATCTTCGGGTATACCAATGACGTTGATCTGTCCCCCATTGGAGTGAATAAGGAAACCGGTCAGCTGGATGAATACTTTCCACCAGCACACCCAGCGTTCCTGAAAGCAACCCCTGTGAACTAAATATGCTGCAAGCACCCAGAAATGGGTGCTTTCTTTTTACCCAAAAATCAGGAAAGGAGTGAACCGGCATGAAGAAGCTGTTCATCAGTCAGCCCATGAAGGACAAGACTGACACTGAAATCCTGGCAGTTCGTGAACAGGCAATCCAGTCTGCAAAGAATCTGCTTGGTGAGGACGTGGAAGTCATTGATTCCTTCTTCCAGAATGCACCGCACGATGCTAAACCGCTGTGGTTCCTGGCAAAGTCCCTGGAACTGCTGGCAACCGCTGATGTGGTGTATTTCGTCAAGGACTGGGAGAAATACCGTGGTTGCAGGATTGAAAACACCTGTGCCATTGAATACGGCATCACGGTCATTGAGGGCTACAAGCATTGATAACTAAGCATCTTCGGGTGCTTTTTTATTGCCATGAACACGGCATTAAACTGTTCAGTCCGACAAAATACACCGCTATGTGAATAAACTGGCATCCTTCTTTGACAGGAACCACCCTGAATAAAAAGGAAAAAGAAAGGAAAATCAAAAATGTTGGAATGGTTACAAACAATTTTGGAAGGTGCTGCCGTTACTGATGGAAAGCTGGATGTCACAGCGGTCATGAACACTGTGAAAACTGAGTTCCCCAAGTACGCAGTTCCCAAGGATGACTTCAATGCCAAGGTCACTGAATTGAAAACCGCAACGGACACCATCACAACCTTGAAGAAGGATGCTGGTGATAATGAGGAACTTCAGAAGAAGATCAAGGCGTATGAAGATCAGATCAAGACCCTTCAGGCTGATCAGGTGAAAACGGCAAAGACCTATGCCCTGAAAGCCAAGTTGACGGAAGCGGGAGCCATTGACCCGGACTACCTGATCTATAAGCAGGGTGGTCTGGACAAGTTCACCTTTGACAAGGATGGTTCCCCCGTTGGTGTGGACGATGTTCTGAAGCCTCTGAAGGAATCCGCACCCCATCTGTTCAAGACCAATGGACAGGGTGGGTATAACCCCGCTGCCGGTGGCGCAGGATCTGCCGGTGGTGTGACCAATCCCTGGAAGAAGGAATCTTTCAACCTTACTGAACAGGGCAAGATCCTGAAATCCGATCCGGCACAGGCAAAACAGCTTGCAGCTGCTGCCGGTGTCACGTTGCCTATCTAAAAACCATGAAAGGAAGGAAATTACAATATGGCAAACGGTACTACTCTTTCTGATGTGATCGTGCCTGAACTGTTCAATCCGTATGTGATTAACAAGACCATGGAACTGTCTGCACTGTTCCAGTCCGGCATCATCACCAACAACCCCGAATTTGACAAGCTGGCTTCTGAAGCAGCACCTGTCCACAATATGCCGTTCTTTGAGGATCTGCACGGTGATTCTGAGGACATTCTGGAAGGTGAGGATCTGACCGCCAAGAAGATCACCAGCAACAAGGATGTGTCCACCACCATCCGCAAGGCTGCAATGTGGTCTGCAACTGATCTGTCTGCTGCCCTGGCTGGTGCTGATCCCATGGCTGCAATCGGCAACCTGGTTGCTGGTTATTGGAGCCGTGAGAACCAGCGCATTCTGATCAAGATCCTGTCCGGTGTCTTTGGCACTTATGACAATGGTTCTTCTGACAGTCACGACTACAAGACCCCGCTGGCTGACCACATCCTGGACATCACCACCATGTCTAGTACTGCTGCAAAGAACATTTCTGCATCGGCATTCATTGATGCTTGCCAGCTGCTGGGTGATGCTCAGTCTCAGCTGACCGCTGTTGCTATGCACAGCGCAACCAAGGCATATCTGAAGAAGCAGAACCTGATTCAGACTGAGCGTGACAGCACTTCTGTGGAGTTCGACACCTATCAGGGTCGGCGTGTCATCATGGATGACGGTTGCCCGGTTGCGGGTGGTGTCTATACCACCTACCTGTTCGGTCAGGGTGCGCTTGCCTACGGCAACGGCAACCCCGTTGGTTTCATCCCGACTGAGGTTGACCGTGACAAGAAGAAGGGTTCTGGCGTGGACTTCCTGATCAACCGCAGAACCTTCATCATGCACCCCCGTGGTATTGCATGGCAGAACCTGGCGCGTGAGCATGTGGAAACCCCCACGGAAGCAGAGCTTGCCAACGCCAAGAACTGGAAGATGGTCTATGAGCCTAAGCAGATCCGCATGGTGGCGTTCAAGCACAAGATCGGCTAAGTGAAAGGCTGGTGAATCGCATGACCATTGAAGAACTGAACAGTCTGGTGGAAATGCGGTTGCTGACCTTCGGCTATACGGTCACTGAAGCGGATCAGAAGATCCTGTCCTATGTGACCGGACGTGCTGCCCAATATGTCTGCACGTTCTGCAATTTTCCACGCTGTCCTGATGATATTCCCAGTTCCTTGCAGTATGTGACTGCTGACTATGCTGTGGGTGACTTCCTTCAGCATAAAAAGACCTTTGCACCTGATGACCTGACCAACCTGAATCTTGACCTTGCAGTCAAGCAGATCACCACCGGTGACACCACCACGGTGTTTGCAACCGGTGAGGGTTCGCAGACTGACGAACAGAAGCTGAACAGTTTCATCAGCTATCTGATGACCTATGGGAAGCATGAACTGCATTCCCACAGAAGGGTGAAGTGGTGAACGCCACGGTTCAGGCTGCACGAAAAGCAGCCCGGTCAGCATTTGAGAAATACCACTATGATGGCACTGCAACGGTGTCTGAGTGGGGCAAGGTCAAGGACAAGGAATCAGGATTGACAACGCAGGGTGAAGTGATCCTTTTGGAAAATCAGCCCTGTCATCTGTCAAAGGAAAAGGATGCAGCAGCTGCCCAGACCGTTTCTGCTGCACAGGTTTCACAGACCGTCAAGCTGTTCATTGCACCGGACATCCAGATCAAGGCAGGTTCCAAGATCACGGTGACACAGGCGGGGGTCACTGCTATGTACACCCATAGCGGAAAAGCCACTGTCTATGACACTCACCAGGAAATCCTGCTGGATCTGTTTGAAAAGTTTGCGTAATGGGCAAGATGGGAAAATTCAACTTCCGGGAACTGAAGGACTTTGAAAAGAAGCTGAAGTCCATGAAAGACCCGGATGCCTTTGTGGAATCTTGTGCAAAGGAACTGGCAGCAAGGTTGCTGGCAAAGGTCATCAAGCGCACACCAGTTGGTGATTATCCCAAGAGTTCCGGCAAAAAGGGTGGAACCCTAAGACGTGGTTGGACAGGTGAAAAACGTGCATCAGCGTCAGCTTATGCGGATTCCCTGACCGTCCATCATTTTGGTGACACCTATGTTATTGAAATCGTGAATCCGGTTGAGTATGCCAGTTATGTGGAATACGGACACAGGACAGCCAATCACAAAGGTTGGGTTTCTGGCGTTTTCATGATGACTATTTCAGAACAGGAACTTCAGGAAATCGCCCCCAAGGTGCTGGAACGCAAAGTCAAAAAATACATGGAAGGGTTGGTGAAATGATCAATGAAATTGTAAATGCAATCGTGAAAGCATTGGACACGGCGTTCAATGCTGAATCGGATGCCTATGAAATCTACAATGAAGAAATCAAGCAGGATCTTCGTGAACCTGCTTTTTTTGTGCAGTCAATCAACCCATCCACAAGCCTGTTTCTGGGGAAGCGGTATCTGCAACACGCCCACATCCTGATTCAGTATTTTCCCAAGTCTGAAGCCTATCAGACGGAATGCAATTCCATTGGGGAACAGCTGACCTGGATTGTGGAGTGGATCACCTGCAAGGGTGATGACAGACCCATCCGTGGAAGCAATATGCACTATGAAGTGGTTGATGGGGTGCTGAACTTCTTTGTGGACTATGAATTTTTCATCCGCAAGGTTGAAAGTTCTGACCCCATGCAGACCATGGATCTGAAACAAACCGTGAAGAAAGGAAGTGACTGAATATGGCACAGAAGAAGGTTGCAACCCCTGTTGCATCCACTGGTTCTGATGAAGTGAAGGTTCAGACAATGATTGAACCCGCTTTTGAGAAAGCGCAGCTTGTCGGCTGCAAGAAGTATTCCGGCAGAAAGGATCTGGTCAATGCCCTTCTGAATGATGGGCAGAAGTACACCTTCAGTCAGGTGGACAAGATGATTCAGGACTTTGACACTGGTGACTTCACCGAAAACAAAGAAAGGAAAGGTGACGAATAATGGCACTTGGCGGTGGTTCTTTTATCACTCAGAACAAGGTGCTTCCGGGCGCATACATCAACTTTGTGTCTGTGGCATCTGCCAGCGCAACGCTTTCTGACCGTGGCGTTGTGACTATGCCCCTTGAACTGGACTGGGGCGTTGAAGGTCAGATCTTTGAAGTCACTGTTGCTGACTTCCAGAAGAACAGCATGAAGTTCTTCGGCTATCCTTACACTGATGACAAGATGAAGGGTTTGCGTGACCTGTTCAAGTATGCCAAGACCCTGTATGCCTACAAGCTGAACACTGGTGGCAATAAGGCTGCTTGCAACTTCGCAACCGCAAAATATCCCGGCATCCGTGGCAATGCCCTGAAGATCGTGATTCAGGCAAACGTGGATGACCCTTCCATGTTCGACTGCTACACCTACATGGACACCAGTGCCGTGGATATGCAGACCGTTTCCGCTGCTGCTGACCTGAAGGATAACGACTATGTGACCTTCAAGAAGGATGCAAACCTTCTGGTGACTGCATCCACCCCGCTGACTGGTGGCACTACCGGCACGGTTTCCGGCAGCGCATATCAGGACTATCTGGACAAGATTGAATCCTACCGATTCAACACCATGGGTGTGGTCACTACTGAAAAGACCGTCAAGGGTCTGATGGCTTCCTTCGTGAAGCGTATGCGTGATGACGTTGGTGTCAAGTTCCAGCTGGTTCTGTATGACTACCAGTCCGCAGACTACATGGGCGTGATCAGCGTCAAGAATGAAGCCCTGGACGGTGCATCCAAGGCTGATCTGGTCTACTGGGTCACTGGCGCACAGGCTGGCTGTGCTGTGAACAAGTCCCTTCAGAACAAGCAGTATGACGGTGAATACACCGTGGGTGTGGACTATAACCAGACCGAACTGACCAAGGCTATTCAGTCCGGTGAGTTCACTTTCCACAATGTCAATGGTGATGTTCGTGTCCTGGATGACATCAACACCAAGGTCACTGTGTCTGACACTGAGGGTGCAATCTTCTGTGACAACCAGACCATCCGTGTCATTGACCAGATCGGCAATGACATTGCTGTCCTGTTCGCAACCAAATACCTGGGTACTGTGCCGAACGATGAAGCCGGACGCATTTCTCTGTGGTCTGACATCGTGAAGCATCATCAGCAGCTTCTGACCATCCGTGCCATTGAGGGCTTTGAAGATGGTGATGTGGTGGTCAGCCAGGGTGACAGCAAAAAGGCTGTTGCCGTTCAGGATGCTGTCACTGTGGTCAATGCTATGGGCAAGCTGTACATGACCACTGTGGTGTCCTAAATTTTGAGGAAAGGAAGGTAAGTAAATCATGGGTAACATTACCATCATGAAAGCCAAGGATGCAATTTCTGCACGTCTGGCTGAATGCTATGTGACCATCAATGGCAGACGCTACAACTTCATGCAGATGATTGATGTGGAGTTCACCATTGACAAGACCAAGGGCAAGGTTTCCCGCCTGGGTGCTGTCATGGCTGGTCATAAGTCCTACGGCATGGAAGGAACCTTCAGCGGAACCATGCACTACAACACCACTGTCATGCGTCAGCTGATGGCTGACTTCAAGAACACCGGTGTTGACACCTACTTTGAAGTTCAGATCACTAATGATGACCCGGCTTCTGATGCTAAGCGTCAGACCGTGATCTTCTATGACTGTCTGACTGACGGTGGTGTCCTGTCCAAGTTCGATGCGGATGCAGACGGTGAATCCCTGGATGAACCGATTGAAGGCACGTTTGATGACTTCAGCATCCCGGAAGGTTTCACTGAACTGGCTGGTTTCTAAGCAACCGACAACCTAACAAGTACATAAACACCCTTATATAGCTTCATATAAGCCCATATGAGGGTGTTTTGCTTGTGCTTGAATAACTTTGAAAGGATGAATCAAAATGTCTAAATTCGCAAGATTTATGAAGCCGAACAAGGCTGTCAAAACCAATGAGTTCTACGCACCTACTGCATCCCTGCTGGACGAGAAGGGCAACCCCATTCCTTGGGAGTTCAAGCACATCACTTCCAAGCAGAACGAGCAGATGCGTGAGGGCTGCACCGTGGACGTTCAGATCACCGGCAAGCCGAACATGTACCGTCCCAAGCTGAACACTTCCAAGTACCTGACCCAGATGATCGTTGCATCCACCGTCTGCCCAGATCTGTGGAAGCCCCAGTCAGGCAGGAAGTACCCCCACAGCAGCTTGCTAATCCACCCCCTGCCGTGGATGCGGACATCAACACCCAATCCCCTGTGACAGTCCCTGTCACCCCTGTGGTGGAGCAACCCACCATTGATGTGCCGGACAGCATCACTGTTTCGGTCACGCCTGAAGTAAGTGAACAAGAACCTATCATCTATGATGATATTACCGTTCCGGTCACACCGGTTGTTGCTGAACAGCCCCAGCTGGATGTCCCGGAAGAAGTGACTGTGCCAGTCACACCGGTGGTTGAGAATCAGCCGGACATTGCAGTCCCTGATGGATTGACCGTGCCGGTGATGGCTGAAGTGACGGAACAGCCTGAAATTGATGTTCCTGATCCCATCACAGTCCCTGTCACCCCTGTGGTGACAGCTGAACCTGACATTGAAATCACTGAACCCCAGATCCCGGAACCTAACTTGTCCGGGGTTGAGCAATACACGAATTTAATCAATCTTGCAGGTGCTGCACTGCAACAGATTGTGTCCATACAGGAACGGATCAACAGCCAGAGTGCTGAAGTGAATGTCCTGCCGGATGACGTACAATCCAAGATTGGTAAAGTCAACACTGAAATCCAGCAGATGCAAGCTGCTTTGGATTTTATGCAGAACAACCCACTGGATCTGGATGCAGAAGCGGTCATCCTTCAGATTGACCGTCTGAACACGTCCATCAACCAGACACTACAAGCACAGAAGGAACTAGATGAACAGCTTCAGGGGATGACAGCACCGTCTGTGGACGTTCCACCTGTGGAAGTCCCCCAGGCAGATGTTCCCCCTGTCCATGTACCTGTTCAGCCGGATGTTCCTGATCCGTTGGTTGATCCAAACCAGCCCCCTGTCACCGTCCCGGTGGAATGGCAGGGTGATCTTGAAGTTTTTACTTCTACCGGGATTGAACGGTTCAATGCAGAAGTTCAGTCTGCAAATGCTGAACTGAACACACTGAACCAAACCCAGCGCAACATTGAACAAATAGCATCCGGCATGGACGTTCTGCCTGATGGTGCTGCACAGGACATCACAAGCCTTGGTCAGCGGTTGGAGTGGGTAACGCAGAAACTTCAGCAGATCCAGAACAACCGGCTGAATTTTGGCACGGATGAAGCCAATGCAGGACTTGAACAGATCAGATCCCAGTTGGACGCTGCTATTCATGCCCAGAATGACTTAAACACTGCACTGGACAGCATGGATGTCAGTGCAGCAAACACTGCTTATTTGCAGCTGTCCCAGACGGTTGGAAACACTGAACGGTTCATCCGTGACAACACGAACGAACAGGGGCAGTTCAACCAGAGCATCCAGGAAGGTGTGTCCCAGGCTGACAAGCTGATGGACACCATCAAGGGTGCGGTTGCAGCCTATATCAGTGTGCAGTCTATTGGTAAGGCATTGGATATGTCTGACCAGCTGACCCTGACCACATCCCGCCTGGACATGATGAATGATGGTGTTCAGTCTACCGCTGAACTGGTCAACATGGTCTATGCAGCAGCCCAGGACGCAAGAGGTTCTTTTTCTGACATGGCTGATGTTGTTGCCCGATTCGGCAACAACGCAAAGGACGCTTTCAGTTCTTCTGAAGAAGTCGTTGCCTTTGCAGACCTGATTCAGAAACAGATGACCATTGCAGGTGCATCCACCCAGGAAGCAGCGAACGCTGAACTTCAGCTGTCCCAGGCTTTGGGTTCTGGTGTGCTTCGTGGTGACGAACTGAACAGCATCTTTGAGCAAGCACCGAACCTGATCCAGAACATTGCTGACTATCTGGATGTACCTATTGGTCAGATCCGTGAAATGGCAGCAGATGGTGAATTGTCCGCTGATGTGGTCAAGGCTGCAATCTTTGCAGCAGCTGATGACATCAACAGCAAGTTTGAATCTATGCCCATGACATGGGGTCAGATCTGGCAATCCATGCAGAACACCGCAATCATTGCATTCCAGCCGGTTCTTCAACGGCTGAATGAAATTGCAAACAGTGAAGCGTTCCAGTCTTTTGTCAGCGGTGCTATTGAAGCAATGGCAACCCTGGCAAACATTGTCCTTGAAATCTTCGGATTGATCGGAAATGTGGGCAGCTTCATTGCTGACAACTGGTCTATGATCAGTCCGATTGTTTACGGTGTAGTTGGTGCGCTGGCTGTCTATGCTGCATACCTGGCAGTTGTCAAAGGCATGGAAATTGCATCCGCAGCAGCAACTGCAATCCATGCTGTGGCTATGTCTGCCAAGATCGGCATCACAGCTGCACTGACCGGTTCCACCATGGCAGCAACGGCTGCACAGATGGGCTACAACGGCGCACTGTACGCTTGCCCCATCGTGTGGGTCATCATGATGATCATTGCCCTGATTGCCATTATTTTTGCTGTCTGCAATGCAATAGCAAAGATGACCGGAATTGCAACTTCCGGTTTTGGTGTCATGACCGGTGGCATCAATGTTGTGATCCAGTTTTTCAGGAATCTGGGTCTGACCGTGGCGAATATTGCCCTTGGAATTGGGGCTGCAATCGCAGCACTGGCTTCCAACATGATGGTTGCATTCCACAATGCAATCAGCAATGTGCAGTCCTGGTTCTATAACCTGTTATCCACAGCCCTGTCTGTCATAGAGGGCATCTGTGCAGCCCTGAACAAGTTGCCGTTCGTGGAATTTGATTATTCCGGCATTTCCGCTGCTGCTGATAACTATGCTGCAAAGGCAACTGAAGCAGCCGGGAACAAAGAGGAATACCAGTCCATCAGCGCAGCATTCAGTGAAGGGTTCAGTACCTTTGATTCTTTTCAGAGTGGTTGGGCATCTGATGCTTTCAAGGCTGGTGCAGCATGGGGTGACGGAATTGCTGACAAGGTGGCAGACTTCAGCCTGTCCGACATTTTCGGCAAGACAAACATCCCCAAGGTGGATGACTATGTGTCCGGCTTCAGTGATGCTATTGCCAATTCTGGAATTGGTAATGGTGTCAATGATATTGCTGGAAAAACAGGCGCAATCAAGGATTCCCTGGACATCACCCAGGAAGATCTGAAGTATTTGCGTGATATTGCAGAACAAGAAGCTATCAACCGTTATACTACGGCAGAAATTCACATCGAACAGACCAACAACAATACCATCAATTCTGACATGGATCTGGATGGAGTGGTGGACGGTCTGACTTCCGCTGTGAATGAAGCTGTGGATGAAATTACAGAGGGGGTGCATGACTGATGGCATATATGTTCTATCTGAAGAAGTGTCTGCTGCCGGTCACACCCGACAAGCTGACCATCAAAATCAATGGTAACAATAAAACCGTCAACCTGATTGATGAAGGTGAAATCAACATCCTGAAGAAAGCAGGTCTGACAGATATTGAATTTACTTGTATGATCCCGAATGTGAAATATCCGTTTGGGGTCTATAAGTTCGGCTTTGTGGGTGCTTCCTATTTTTTAAGCTATTTCAAAATCCTAAAGGTGTCAAAGTTACCGTTTCAGTTTATCGTCACACGATCCTTTCCAAACGGCAAGGGTATCTTCAACACCAACATGAAGGTATCCTTGGAAAGTTACACGATTGAAGAAAGTGCGGATGAAGGTTTTGACTGCATGGTCAAGATCAAGCTGAAGCAATGGAGAAACTACGGCACAAAGACCGTCAAGGTCAGTGTTCAGCAGGAAAAAACAACTGCTGCACCTGAAGCACCCAGGGCAGCGGAATCTGCCCCTGCACCTGCATCCAATCAGACATACACCGTAAAAAAGGGTGATTGTCTGTGGGCTATTGCAAGAAAGTTTTATGGATCTGGTGCAAAATATACCACCATCTACAATGCAAACAAGGGTGTCATTGGTGGCAACCCCAATTTGATCTATCCGGGTCAGGTCTTGACTATCCCGGCAGGATAAGGGGGGGATGACCATGAATGTTGAACTTTTGGTTGCAAATGAATCTGGTTCCAAGGTCTATCAACCAGCTGTTGAAGAAGGAATTGAATGGACTACCCAGAGAGCCGGGACACCGGGCAGGCTGACCTTCAAAGTCCTGAAGGATGACATTCTGGACTTCACTGAAGGTTCAGCTGTCCGGCTGAAGGTGGATGGGGATGAAGTGTTTTATGGCTTTGTTTTTACAAAGTCCAGACAGAAAGACCAGATCATCACAGTCACCGCTTATGATCAGTTGCGATACTTGAATAACAAGGACACAAAGGTCTATGAGGGCAAAACGGCAACACAGTTCATTCAGATGTTGGCTGCTGACTACCGGCTGAATGTTGGTGACATGGAAGATACAGGCTATGTGATTGCATCCAGAGTGGAAGAAAATTCTTCCCTGTTTGACATGATCGGGAACGCACTGGATCTGACATTGACCAACACCGGCAATATGTTTGTCCTGTTTGACAGCTTCGGAAAACTGACACTGAAGTCCCTGGGCAAGATGCGTGTTGGTGATGGTGACAACTATCTGATGATAGATGAAGAAACCGGTGAAAACTTTGACTATAAGTCATCCATAGACAGTCAGACCTACAACAAGGTCAAGCTGACCTATGATAATGAGAAAACCGGAACCAGAGAAGTCTATATAGCCCAATCTGGTGAGAACATGAACAAGTGGGGCATTTTGCAATACTTTGACACCTTGCAGAAGGGTGAAAATGGTCAGGCAAAAGCAGATGCCCTGCTGAAACTGTACAACAAAAAGACCCGCAACCTGAAGATTCAGAACGCCTTTGGTGACAACCGTGTCCGTGCTGGATCCTTGATTGTGGTGAATCTTGCCCTGGGGGATATGTCCGTCAAGAACTTCATGTTGGTGGAAAAATGCGTTCACACCTACAATGAATCTGAACACTGGATGACCCTGACATTAAGAGGGGGTGAATTTGTTGCCTGATGCAACTGAACTGGTAAAACTGCTGAAGCGGACTGCACTGGATGCAGTCCTTGCTGCAAAACCTTCTAACATCATGTTTGGGAAGGTCACATCTGTTTCACCGTTGAAGATCAACGTGGAACAGAAGATGGAACTGGGTGCTGCACAGCTGGTTCTTTCCCGGAATGTCACGGACTTCAAGACTAAAATTTCCATGCTTCAGTCTGACGGATGGGAAACCGTAGAGCATACCCACAACCATGTTATCCACGATACTTTTACAGGAAACGGTACTTCTGAAACCCACACCCACAAGCACAAAATCAACAAGGAAAAGCTGATCATCACTATTCACAATAGCTTGGTTGTCGGTGATCAGGTCATCCTTGTCCGGCAGATGGGTGGTCAGAAGTTTGTTGTCCTGGATCGGATTGGAACATCATGATTCCGTCCACAAGTGGGTTCCTGACCACAGATCTGGAACTGGAAAGACAACCAAGCAGAACCTATAAAATGAACCTGGAAGGTGACACCACAAGAGGGTTCACAGATGAACTGGACGCTATGAAACAGGCGGTGTTTAAGATCCTGAATACTGAACGGTATGTCTACCCAATGTATTCCTGGAACTACGGCATTGAAACCATGGATCTTTATGGTGAACCTGTTTCCTGGGTCTGCCCTGAGTTGGAAAGAAGAATCACAGAAGCACTAACATGGGATGACCGTGTTGACAGTGTGACTGATTTTGACTTCGATCTGTCCCAGAAGGGTGTTGTTCATGTGTATTTTGTGGTTCACACCATCTTCGGGGATGTGCAATCAGAAAGGACGGTGAACTTCTAATGTATGAAAGCACAACCTATGATGTAATACTGGATCGAATGCTTGCCAGGGTTCCTGATACCCTGGACAAGCGTGAAGGAAGCGTCATCTGGGACACGCATTCCCCAACGGCTATTGAACTTCAGAATCTGTACATTGAACTGGATGCCCTGATCAACAACGGCTATGGTGACACGGCTGCAAGGGAATTTCTGATTCTTCTGTGCAAGGATCGTGGTATCACACCCAAACCGGCAAGCAATGCAGTCCTTCAGGCGCATTTCACACCAACCACAATCAGTGCAGATGCCCTGATTGGACAGCGGTTCAACATTGATGATCTGAACTATGTGGTCATCAGTGCGATTGATGAAAATGTCGGAACGTACCGGGTGCAGTGTGAAACCCCTGGTGAAATCGGCAACCGGCACATGGGAACCATGATCCCTATGGAATACATTCAGGGTCTGGAAACCGCCACACTGACAGAAGTGCTGGTTCCTGGTGAGGATGAAGAAGATACTGAAGTTCTCAGAAAGCGATATTTTGACAGCTTCGGTGAATTTGCCTTTGGTGGCAATCGTTCAGACTATCTGAACAAAGTTCACAGCATCCAGGGTGTTGGTGGTGTCAAATTAGAAAGGGTATGGAATGGCAACATCAGACCGGCTGAAATGATTCCCAGTGAATCTGTTCAGTCTTGGTTCAATGCACAGAAGTCCCTTCCTGATGACGTGAACAAATGGTTGACCGCTGTTTATACCGCTGCACTTCAGAAGCTGCTGACCGTGGGTGGAACGGTGCTGATCACCATCACCAATGCCAGTGACTACGGTGAAGCCAGCACTTCCCCTGGTGGTCTGGTGGACACGGTGCAGCAGACACTGGATCCTGAAGAAAATACCGGTGAAGGTTATGGTCTTGCACCCATCGGACACGTTGTCACTGTCCACAGTGCTGAACCGGTCACGGTGCAGATCAAGACCAACATTTCCTTCAATACCGGTTATTCCTGGGCAGACATGAAGTCTACCATTCAGGATGCCGTGTCCAACTACCTTCTGACTTTGCGGAAGTCGTGGGAATCCAATGACTACACGGTGGTTCGTGTGGCACAGTTGGAATCAACCATCCTTGCACTGGAAGGGGTGGTTGACATTGACGGAACAACCATCAACGGCAGCACCAGCAATCTGACGTTGACCAAGTATCAGATCCCCACGTTTGGGGGTGTGAGCGTATGATCAGACAGGTTGATCTGGTGTCCTACCTTCCACCATACTTGCAGAATTATAGGGAACAGGTTGCAGCACTGGCTGCTGAAGATCCTGAATTTCTGCTTGTGTGGGATGCAGCAAATGGAATCCTGTACAATCATTTCATTTCCACTGCAAATGAATACGGCATCAGCAGATATGAAAAGATCCTGGGTATCAGACCCACAGAGGATGACAACCTTGAATCCAGAAGATCCAGGGTGCAAGTCCAATGGGTGAACCTGATTCCCTACACC